GATCACTCGATCCATGGCTTATGCTATGGCTGACAAGATCGATGAAGCAGGTTTCAACGGCGATGGATCTAGTGCATACGGTGGTGTGACTGGTCTGAAAAACGCTCTGAATGCAGCTGCAATTCAAGATGCTGTTTCCGGCAACGTCGGTGCAAGCACTCTTGATCTTGCTGACTTCGAGAACGTCGCTGGATTGTTGCCACAGTACGCTGGTGCTAATCCGGTTTGGTTCGTGCATAGCAGCGTTTACTACGCTTCGATGTGCCGACTGATGAATGCTGCTGGCGGAACTAGCGGAACTGAGATCGCTAACGGAACTGAGCGTCGATTCCTCGGCTTCCCAGTTGTGTTTGCTCAGGTTCTTCCTAGCGAAACCGGAGCGGCTGCATCTAGCATTCTTTGCTACCTTGGAGACCTCGGTCTTGCAGCAACCATCGGTAACCGACGTAGCGTAAGCACTCAGGTTAGCGTCGATCGCTACTTCGAGAACGACTTGATCGGCATCAAATGCACCGAGCGAGTTGCAATCAACGTGCATGAGCGAGGCGATACGATTCGCACTCGTCCAATCGTAGCACTCAAGACTGCCGCTAGCTGATCTTGATTGAATGATGCCTCCTCAGTTCGCTGGGGAGGCTTTTCTCCGAACGCAACTTTTTCTTAGGTTTTAAAATGAATCAACTGCAAGCATCTAAATACTCGCAGGTCATCGCACCAGCGGCTATCGTCGATAATGCTTCGTTCTCATCGAACGAAATCGACACTCTCGATTTTGATTACCTCACCGTCGTGTTCAACCTCGGTGCAACCGACATTGCTATGGCTGCTCTTAAGTTGCAGTCGAGCGATGCCAGCGGAAGCGGCTTTGCTGACGTTAGCGGTCTAGACTGCGATGGAGACTTGGACATCGATGGAAGTGCTGCTGCTCTTCCCGGTGCTACCGATGACAACAATGTCGTAGTGTTCCAAGTTGACCTTCGCGGTCAAAAGCGATACTTCGACCTAGTCGCAACTGCTGGTGACGGTGCTGCCGGTACTTACGGCTCCGCTATTGCTATCCTTAGCAAAGGTGCTGTGTCTCCTGTTAGCTCGGCTGACATGGGTGCAGAAACCGTTCTGCGAGTCTAATGAAGGTTAGATTGAAAAGGGCGTGGCGTGGCTGGAAAGCTGGTCACGCCCTCGAGGTCTCCGATGGTGTAGCGAACTTGTTAATCGAGCGTATTAAAGTAGCAGAGATCTTAAGCGATGGTAAGAAATCAAAGTCTGATACGGCTGACCGCGCCAGCATCGGAACCAGTGACCGTCGCAGAAGCAAAAGATCATCTGGAACTGTTGCCAAGCGACAATCATCACGACGCAAAGTTAGCAAGGACGATTCAACTGGGTCGTGAACGAGTTGAGAACGATACGAGTTGCGTGCTTATAACGCAGACGTACAAACTGCGGTTGCGTGACTTCCCAGAGGAATCTAAGCCCATACAGATCGGAATAAGACCTGTTAGCTCAATATCGAGCATCACCTACTACGACGATAGCAACGTGCAGCAGACGCTCGCTACGTCGGTTTATGGGCTCGATGCTAGAGAGCAACTGATTTACCTAAAGTACGACCAAGAATGGCCGAGTTATGCTTCACAGCACAACGGAATTGAAGTCTCGATGACAGTCGGTTATGGAACTGCTGCAAACGTGCCTGCCATTTTTAAGCAACTAATCTTGTTGCAGGTCGGGATGTACTTTGAAGATCGTGGCGATGACTATCGTAAACGACATCATGATGCATATGACAATCTGCTAGTGACTGCAATGAGGAAGACTTATCCATGATGCAAGGTCGCAGGCAGTATCGAGTTACTTTCCAGACACACAACAAAGTGCAGGACGCACACGGTAACTACGATTTCAAATCTGGCTCGAGTTGGTCAGATGAAATCGTTGCTTACCCATGTAGCTTTCAGACCGTTAGAGGCGGGGAAGTTCTCAGAGGTCGTCAAGTTCAGCCAGAAACGACGCATGTTCTGCATGGCGAGTATCATGGCGGCAAGAATGTTACGACTGATATGCGATGCATTATCGATGACATTGTTTACAACGTCGTAAGTGTCTTCGATCCAGAGGGCAGGCGGCGACAGATGAGAATCGAACTAAAGAGGAACATCTGATGGCAGTGCCAGGTATAAGGCTTCACATTAAGCAAACAAGAGATGTCGAGGCTTTGCTAAAAAAGTTGCCAATTGAAGTACGAGAAATCGGATTAAATAAAGCGATGCGGAACGCTGCAACGATTTTCGCCAAAGAAGTAAGGAGAAAGGCGGGCAACTTAGATGGCTCGTCATATGATCGACCAGCGTGGGGATCGAATGTGACTCCCGGTGCATTGAGCAAAGGAATTACCAGTCCTCGACGAATAAAAAAGGATGTTCCTAAACATGTCATAAAGGTTAGGGTAACGACAAAGGGCAAGGCTAACCAATACGCATCGAGTGCGGAATACGGACATGAGAAGTACATTTTTGGCGACCCGTATAAGGGCGATAACCCTAAAAAAACTCCTCCTGTAGGCTTTTGGAGAAGCAGTGGAGACGAAACTGAATCGTCAGTAGATCGACGAATCAAAGAAATATTGAAACAAGAAATAACGAGGATCATCAATGCCTGATATCGGAGCAACGATACGAACATTGACGCTAGCAGATTCCTCGGTTGCTGCTTTGGTTAATACTCGCATGTTCAGCGATGTGCCTCCAGAGCAGGTTGCAATGCCGGTGATTGTTTATACAGTCATCGACACTTTGCCAAATGAACATTTGACGGGAATAGTGAATGCTTCCCGTGCTAGGATACAGATCGATTGCCTTGCGGACACAAGACTGCAAGCAAATCAGTTAGCAGACGCAGTGAGGCTGGCGTTAGAGAAGAAACATCGCGGTGATCAGAATGGTCAATTCATCCATGAGATCAGTTTAGCAAGCGGTGAACAGTATGCGTTTCTCAGACCCGAAGTGGGTTCGGACGAGAGGCGATTCATTACGACGTTAGATTTTTTCGTAACCTATCGGACGACCACCTCATAAAGGAGAAACAGAATGGCCGATACCGGAAATGGCGGAACGCTTACTTTGTCGAGCACCGGCTCAGTTGGGAGCGTCCGTAGTTTAAACCTCGGTGAGCATAGCTTGCCATCAATCGACTCGAGCCACCTCGGAACGACTAACTGGATTAGCTCGATTCCGGGCGACCTAGCAGATCCCGGCGAAGTTCAAATCGAAGCAATCTTCGACCAAGACACTGCTGGCATTCCTAGCTTGGGAACCGTCGAGGATATTACAATCACGTTCCCGATTGTTAACGCCGCAAACGGAACCAACGCTACTTATACTGCTAGTGGCTTTTTAACTAATGCATCATTGCCAGAACTTGTTAATAATGAGTTGATGATGATGACGCTTACGTTCAAACTCGATGGAGTTGGAACAGAACCTACCTTTACCGCTGAGGCAACTTAGTAGCTATGAGCAAGTCACTGAACGTCACGATTAAGGAATTCGAGGGTCGCAGCATTAGACGATCACCTGATGGGTCTAGACCAATGGTCAAGCTCAACAAGTGGAGAGTCTTTGTGGACGGCAAGCATGCAGGTTTTATCGGCTTCGCTGAAGGCTCCAAGCTTTTGCTTGGCAATGGTTTCAGTAAAGAGGAAGCTGAAGAGATCGAACTGCAAGTTCTTGAGCTTCTTGATCGTGACGAGGTGACGACTGTTCAGGCTCCTGAGTTACCTGTTGATTTATTTGCAGAACCTGAAAGTGAGGATTCAGACTTTGGCTACGACGATAACTAAAGAACAATTGTTAAATGCCGTTAAACCCAAAAGCAAAAAAATTGTTGTTGATGGGCTCGGTGAATTGCTAGTGCGTTCAACCGGAGAAGTTCAGCGGTCACGCAGAACTGCTCGGCTTTACGACGAAAACGGCAAGCTAAATGAAGAGACTTTTGCACTGCGTCGGATACATGCGATTGTTGACCAAGTAATGGCCGACGAAAACACTCCGATGTTCACAGAGCAAGAGGCTAAAGATCTGTTTGAATCTGACTCTCACATGCTAGATAAGATCTATGCAGCGATAGTTGAATTCAATGGAGAAGAAGTGGGAAAAAAGGACGAATAGCAAGACTCAAGCGAGAGTTGAAAATCAACCATCGATTGAGGTTTGCTTTCCGTATCTGCAAAGAGCTATGCATCGATGATCCAATAACTTGGATGGACAATGTGCCTCCAAGGGTTATCGATGCATGGCTAGCCTATGAGAGTGTCGTCGCTGACGAAATGAAAGCCAGCGAAAAGCAAAAGGGCGTAAGCCCATCCGCCGCATTGCAAATGATGAGTCAAAAGTATGGCAACTAATAAGCTCGGAACACTTGTTTATGATCTTATTGCAGATACTAAAGGCTTTCAGAAAGGCATAGTTTCTTCTCGAAAGGAAGTTACAGCACTCAAAAAGGTATTCTTGGAGTCGCGAACTCCTGTCGAAGCTTTTGGTATCCAAATGCAGGGTATGCAGAAGCTTATCGAAAGCGGTGCAAGACCGGTTAACATGTTTAGCCGGTCTATTGCCGATCTTGCAGTAAAGACAAAAGGTGGCGGCAGAGAAGCGAGAGCGTTCGTAGAGAGTCTACGCCAGCAAGCATCTCAAATAGTCCAAAGCGTCGGACACTACAGAGTTCTCAGCAAAGAAGACAGAGAGAGGGTAGACAGACTGCGAGCAGTTGCTAGAGCAATTGAACGCGAAGTTGACATGCAAAGAAATGCTATTGCTGAGAAGTTGAAAGCAGCAAGGCAATCGGCTGAAGCAGACAAGCAAGCGAAGCAGCAGGCGATAGAAGCGAAAAGAGAAAGCGATCGTCGCGCGGAAGCACTCAAGCGCGAGAGCCAAGCTTTGGCAGAGAAGGCTAGGCATGAAGCAAGAGTCGAAGAGATTCAGCGTCGTCAGCGTCAGACGGCAAGGCAGGCTGGTGCTCGAATGACAGAGCAGCAGCAAGCAAGCAGTCTCGCCCTAGTTCGGCGTGAGTTAGAAAAGACGGTCAGTCCACAGCAGAAGCTTGTCACGCTTGCATCGACTGCTAGGGCAGAATATGCGAAAGGGAACATAACCCAGCAAGAACTCGTAGCGATTCAGCGACAAGTTGTTGAAAATCTGCGGGAAATAAACCCAGAGCTGATTAAAGAAAAGAAGCATAGAGAAGAATTAGCGGCGGCAACAAAAAAGCAGGCTGAGGCACAAGCAGCATTGTTAGCCAAGCAACAACAAGAAGCACAAAGAATTCGCGATAGATTAGACCCGCGACGCGCTTTAGCTAGAGAGGCGGCAAAAGTTGAATCTCTTGTTGCTGCCGGAGTGCTTTCACCTAGCGATGCAGCGGCAGAGCAAAAGCGTATTAGGCAGTCTATGCGTGAACTCAATCCAGAACTAATCAAAGAGCGAGAGGAAAGAGAAAAATTATCAGCGGCAATTAAAAAGCAGTCCGATGCACAAACAGCACTTCTATCTAAGCAAAAGCAAGAAGCACAAGCAATTCGCGATAGACTAGATCCTCGCCGTGCATTAGCTAGAGAAATGACAGGCGTTCGTGCTCTTGGTGCTGCCGGTATGCTTTCTCCTAGAGAGGTCGCAGCAGAGCAACAGCGAATCATGCAGTCCATGCGTGAACTTAATCCTGCCTATCGCGAACAGCAGGAACGGTTGGCGAGGGTTCGCGAAGGTTTGCAAAATCTGATAACTCCCCAGCAAAGAGTTAGACAACAGGTTCGTGAACTTAGGCAAGAATACCGAGCAGGAAATGTTACCTATGATGAAACAGTCCAGAGAATTCGTCAGTTGAGGCAGGAGCACAGAAGCTTGCGAACACAAAACGATCGAGTTGCATCGGCGTTTGAAAGATTCGGAGAGGGGATGGCTTTGCAGGTCGGTGCATTAGCGAAACAAATCAGTGCAATATCCGCTGCGTATGCCGTGCTGTCTCAGATTCGTCAGGGCATCGCTGGTGCTCTTGAACTTGGTAGAGCTACCAAAGAGTTTGAGATCTTCACAGGTTCCGCTCAAACCGCTATGGCTCTGATGTCTGGACTCCGGGATTTGGCGGCAGAAACTCCCTTGACTATGGGTGCTAGCACTCAAACAGTACGAACGCTGCTTCAGTACGGAGTTGCACAGAATCAAGTCTTGGATATTACAAGACGGATCGGTGATATTAGTGGAGGTTCGACCGAGCGTATACAAAGACTTGCTCTTGCTATGGGTCAGATTACTGGAAACGGCAGGCTGATGGGTCAGGAACTCCGTCAGTTGGTCGAGGCTGGATTCAACCCGCTAAGCATCATATCAAAGCAGACTGGTCTGGATATGATGGAGCTGCGCATACGAATGGCTGAGGGAAAGATCTCTGCCGAAGACATACGAGAGGCGTTGACTACGGCTACATCAGAAGGTGGTAGGTTTGCTGATGCGTTGAAAAGAATTGGAGAGGAAACTCCTGCCGGCCAGTTGCTCAAAATGCGAGGCGAACTGGAGAAGCTGAGAGACGAGTCGTTCATCCCTCTAACAATCGTGCTCGGTGAATATGCAAAAAAGACGACCGACTCGGTGAGAGGTGCAAGGCAGTTTGTGCGAACTATTGTTGAGTTGCGGCAGTCATCGAATAAGTTTGCAAAACAGGTCGGCAAGGATATCGTTTTAGTGTCTAAAGTACTGGGGGCGTTCGGTTCCGTTAATAGGATCTTTAGCACTCTTCTCGGCCACATGATAGAAATTGAAGAAACCGCCAAAGAGATGGAGGAGGCGATGATAGAAGCCGCTGAGGGTCAAATAGAAGCAATCAGCGAGGTCGATAAAAGTATTGCGGAGAGAATAGCTCTGCTGCGTCGTGAGCGAGAAGAGCTTGAAAAAGGCAAAGAAGAGTTTTTGATTCTAGACTATATTCGTCAAGGAGCATCCGACAAATATATCGAGCAATTGCGTGAAGAGTTAAAGCTGACAAAAGAGGCTAGAGAAGAAGACGAGAAAAGAGCAGAAGCTAAGAAAAAAGCAGAGAGGATGGCGCAGCAGGCACAAGACGATCTTAAGTCTGCTGAACAAGATAGAATCAAAAGAGCGAGAGAGATATTCGATGCT